ATTTCGCCCGGAGTTGGTCGAGTGCCGCGCCATAAGCCTCGATATCGGCGCGACGGCCTGCGTATTCCGCACCGCTTGCCTCCGGCCGGATGCCGGCAAATGAGGCGACCGCTGCGCGCAGATCCCGTTCGGCCGCTGCCTGGCCCCTTGCGGCCTCGCTGGCCCGGCGCGAAGCGGCAGCCGCATTGTCGTTGGCGGTACCGAGCTGGTTGAGGGCGCCGCCGGTGGCCCGCGCGGTCTCTCCGACAGACTGGACTTCCCGCTTCGTCTCGGCGACGGCCGCCGACGCACCCGAAGCGTTGGCGGTGATGAGTAGCGATACGTTGAGCGGCGGCGTGGTGGCCATCAGCTGCGGTCCTCCGCAAAGACTTCGAGGGCGGCGTCTTCCATCACCACGAGATCCTCGAATTGGCGGTCACCGAGGCCGCGCCGGCGCAAGAGGATGTCGACGGCCGGCCATTCCAGGCCAAGGCGCGCGACGAAACCGAACCCGGCCGCGATACGCCACTGGTTGTCGCAGGCGATGAAGGCTTCGAAGGAAGCGCGGTTGTTGTCCCAGACCTCGAACACATCCTCTTCATGGCTTGCTTCCTCCTTGACAATCGACACGCCGAGCTCGGCAAACTCGGCCTCCTGGTCTTCGTCGATCGATGCCGGCCGCGTTTCGTCTTGACGGCCGCTGCTCGCCAGCGCCCAGGCGCGCGCGGCCGCCTTCAGTTTCCCAGGCGGGCGGCGTCCCCGATCAGCGACGCACCCCAGGCGCGATAGACGGCCATCCGGTACCAGGAGATCTGCATCAGCTCGTCGAGCGCCTCGGTGGAGAAGGGAATTGCCTTTCCCTCGGCATCGACCACCTCGTCCCAATCGCGCGCCACGCGGCGAATATCCGCGTTTGCGGCCGTTTCGGGATCTCGCTTCATGTCTTCGGCGATACGTTCCGCATCCTCGCGCGGAAGAGCCTCGAACTGCATCTTGAACGTCATTTCGAGCTGCTCGCCGGCCTTGTCCTTGTCGGGGTGCGGAATGGCGACCTTGACGGGCCACCAGTAAAGATGCGCGCGGGTGAGGGTGAACTTCATGATCTCGGGTCTCCAGTGGTCTGTGAGAGGCACTCAACGGCCCGTCGAAGGCTCGTTGAAACAGGATCAGCGGACGGTGATCACCAGATCGTCGTCGCCCGTGTCCGGCTTGAGCATCAAAGGCAGCGTGTGGTTGAGCACCCCTTGGCTGGTGGATTCCGAGTAGCGGCCGATCTGCACCTTGGCGGCATCGATCTCGACGATGTTGCCGGCCTGCGTTCCGTGCGCCAGCGCCAGCGCGCCCTCGGTGTGGCCGAGCGCGATCGTCTGCCAGTTCTTGGTCGCCAGCAGTGCGGCTTCCATCACGGCCGATCCGCTGGCGCGGCGATCGGTGATCTGGATGCTTTCGTGATTGATGACCAGGCGCGGCTCGACCTGGTTGCCGAGGTCGAACGAAACGCTTTCCGTCGCACCCGCATAACCGTGGAGCGAGAAGGTTGTGTTGGCCTTGGAGACCGGCACCGGCTTTGCGAAGCCTGCATAGGTCGCGGCCGGCAGCGCCTGGTCGGAGACGGTTCCGAGAAGACCGGTCATCTTGAAGCGGAAGCGCGGGATCTTCTTGGACGTGAAGTCCATCGTCACATTGCCCCGCACGCCGAGCATGATGTGGCGGACGCCGTCCAGGAAATAGTAAAGCGTCACAGCCTCGAAGGCTTCCGAAACCGGCGCATAGGACACGTCGGTGCTCGCGGTGACCGTTTCGGCCAAGCCGCAGGCTCGCAGCAGCGCGCCGTAACCGGGAACATCGCCCGCGTCACCTGCGCCTGCGATCTCGACGCCGAACTCGATCATCTGGTGAATGCCCGTCAGGATGACACCCGGATGGCCGAGATAGGGTTTGATGATGTCGCGGCTCTCTTCGGTTCCTTCGAGAGGCGTGAAGTTCACATCGAGCAGCTGGATCGCGTCGGCGGCTCCCGTTGGGGCGGCATCGGTGCCGTAGGTCGCTTCGATCTTCGCCAGGACGGCGAGCTTGCGGACGTAACGGGTCATGATCAGCTCCTGTTGCGGGGCGGCTTGCCGCCCTTGGCTGTTTCAGTGGTCTCTGGGCCAGGTGTCTCACCTGCATCGGCCGGCATGGCCTCTGTCTCGTTGAGCGCGTCCGCCGCAGCGGCGGCTTCTGGACGTGGCGTCTCGTCGCGTGAAGCGCGGACATAGCGGCCGCCACGGCGCCCCTCGTAGGGACGGTCGATGGGTTTCTTTCCGGTCATGATTGCTCCTCGATGTAGCTGGCGGCGGCGAAGACGGTTTCGAACCAGACGGTGCCGGACCGGAACCTCAGGATTTGCCCCGAGACATATTCGAGCGGATCGCCGGACGAGCTCTCCGGCACAAAACCGACCAGGGCGCCTCGGACCTTGACCTTGAGCGCCTCGATGTCGTCGAAAGCGGCCGCACCGGTCGCGTCCGACACGTTGGACGTGATGATGACGACGGCGATATCGTGCTCCGCCCGCTGCAAAACCTTGCCGGTGGCGCGCGAGTTTTCCTCGGCGGCCTCGTTCTTGATGAAGACGTAGGCGGCCGGAACCGCCGGCGGCACCTTGTCGATCGAAGCGAACTCGACGGCGCCCTCGATAAGCGCGAAGGGCGAGGGATCGATTGCCTGCAGGCGCGCGATCATTTCAGTGACGAGGCTCATGGCAGGCCCGCCTCGTCGCGCAGTACGTCCGTTGCGATCGCCTCGATTTCGGCACGGTCCGTCTCGTCCAGATAGAGATAGGCGCGTGCCGGAACGGTGACGGTGTGGGCACCGACTTTGACTGTCCGCGCGAAGTTTGACCGGCCCGGCTTGCGGAAGCGCGGGTCGAAGGTGTCGGTGCGGGCATCGTAGTTCTGGTAGATGTCCTGCTGCCGCTCGGGCATCTCGATCGTGCCGCCGAACTGATGGATTGCGGCGTAGGGAAGGTTGGAGCCGACGAGTGCGAAGTCCGCGCCCGAGTCACCGGTGATCGAATTGTAGAGGCGGCCGGTCACGCGCAGCATGTTTTCGTAGCCGCGCCGGCGGCGGCCAATGCGCCTGTTGGCTGTACGCGGGGAGAGACGCGGCCAGGGACCGTCCGGACCGCGCTGGGTCTCGAAGTGCCGGCGCGTGGTCTGGACGAGATAGGGCGCGACGGCCGCCATGATCGCAGCCGGGTTGTCGGCCGCGCGCTGCAGGCTCGACAATTTGCCGATCACTTCCGCGTCGTCGACCGTGAGCTGGATCCCGCGCGCCATCGTCACATGCCCTTCAGGCTGTCGCGTGTGAAGACGCGGTCACCGGTCTTGGCGCGGATTGAACCGCCGCCGGCAGGCGCGGAAACCACTCCATCGGCGTCGATCGAGACCAGGCCCTTGGACACGTCCTTCAGCCAGGCGACGGCTTCGAGATAGGCGCGGTGGACGGGTCCGTCCTTGTCGGCTGACTTGCCATGCAGGTAGTAGCGGGCGATATCGGCCGACATCCGGGTAAGCACGGTCGGTACCGGGGAAACCGGCAGCTTGTAGACCTTTCCGACATAGCCATCGACGAGCGCCACCGCGTCGGCGATAGCACCATCGACAACCGTGTCGTCGATCGTGGTCGCCGGTCGGTTGACGCGGTCGGTGAGCTGGATCAGCTCCTTCTCGCCGAACCGGTCGATCAGCTGCTGTTGGGTGACGTAGGTCAAGCGAGCCTCACCTTGAGAACCGGCTCGGCGAGCAGCTGTTCGATCTGGTCGAGGGTGAACGCGCCGATCTCATGGGAAACCTCGGCCCGGGTGTGGGCGATGCCGGCGCGGCGAAAGCCTTCACGCTTCGAGCTGATGATCAGGGAAGTGGGAAGAGTCTCGGTCTCAGTGCCCCATTCATCCAGTGCCGCGATGAGCAAAGGGCAGATTGCGCGAAGGTTCTCGGCTGCAAGCTTTTTCGCCCAGTTTGGAACGTCGAGCGCCTTATCGCCCTGTTTTGGCTCCGCGCCGGCGGCGGCAGCGCCATTACCCGCAGGAAGCGTTTCGCCGACGGGAGCGGCCGGATTGCCGCCCCCGCCGCCACGGTCTTCGCTCTCGGGAGTATGGGTTGGAACCTGCTGGCCGGCCTCGTCGCCGGACGGCGGAGACGCCTCGGCAGCAAGCGTGCCGGCGGCTTCGATCCAGGCGGCCGACTGTTCGGGCGAATTGGCGATG